CAGCACTACGAACGTCTACGAGCTGACCAAGCACATACTCTGCCGCTCCCATTACGATGGTCGAGCGTCCAACATGCGAACGCCACCCATCGGCAGCAGCGATAGCCTTTCCGCGCCCAACGGGCGGCAGAGCGTCACCAGCACGCTTGTCGGCAAAGAGCACATGGCGCGCATAGTGCAGACCCGGCTGCGCGCCAGCAAGCAGTTCGGCATCGCGAAGAACACCGACAACATCATTCTGACTCATGGTGCAGCCTCCACATAGGACGCTAGCTGCACCTCTGCGCCTCGGTAGGCGCGTAGCAGCTTGCGTAGGTTCTTTGGGTCAAGCAGGTCTGCTTTCGCTTCCCAGCCAAGGTCACGGAGCTTCGTACCGTCAACACAGTACGCGGCGTCTTGCCCCGGTCGGTCTTGGCTATGCTCAACAGCATCGTGTTCTTCAACGCCCAGTTCACTGGCGATGGCAAGCACAACATCACGGACACTCGCGATACGCGGGCCAGCAAGATTGAGGACGGTGCCGCTCGCAACATCGCCACCAACGAGCCAACCAGCAACGCGGCACAGCGCGTCAGCAAACTCTGTCGCGGCAATCCACTGGCGAAGCTGTGCACCGCCCCCATGCAGAGGAACCGGACGCCCCGCCTGCAGAAGCGCACATGCAATCGGGATTAGCTTCTCTCCAAGCTGCCCTTCACCCCAAGCATTGCACCCACGGGTGATTGCATACCGCAAGCCAGCACTAGTTCCCATCGCGTGAACAGCCATCTCGCCAGCTGCCTTCCCCGCGCTGTAGGGGCTAGACGGATGCAGCTTCGCAAGCTCGCTAAATGCTGTCGGAACACGACCAAGCATCATGGCCGGGCCATACACTTCGTCGGTGCTACAGTAGACAAGCGGAATGTCAGCAATCGCACACGCTGTTGCGACAATCTGAGTTCCGTACCCATTGACGAACATCGCCATATCGGGTTCGCGAAGGCTGCGGTCAACGTGGCTCTGCGCGGCAAGGTGCAACACAACATCTGGTTTTGATGCAGCGATGGCTCGCTCAACAGCCTGTGGGTCGCAAATCGTAGCGTGTCGCAGCTGAGAGCCTAGAAGCTTTTCTACGCCATCCCACCCGGTAGCAGCGTGCGTTCTGAGGTCGAGCACGTACACATTGTCATCGCCATGCTCACGAACAAGCTGACGTACAACATGCTGCCCGATGAAGCCAGCACCGCCAGTAACGAGTACGCGCATTAGGTCGTTCCCTTTCGCTTGCTTGCCTTGGGCGCGGTTGTTTCGTGAGGCTGCGGAGGAGACACCTGCTGCCACCGCTTGCGCAGCAGCACCGCCTCGGCGGTTGGCGTGTGAGCTTCGGCAAGCCAACCGTCAGCCACACGCGAGCACACCACCGCTTCCTCGGGAGTGTGTACCACCAGCCCGTCGTCGGGGTCACCGTATGCGTGTGGTCGTGCCCAGTACGTACTCATGCGCTCGCGTCCGCGGGGAATGCCCGCACGTAGCGGGCGAGAATGGCGATAGCTGCGGCAGGCAGTGCATCACGGTCAACAGAGTACCGATACCCAGTGACACCCTCGTTCGACATACCAGCGTGGCGTGCGCGGTTGAACTCTGCCACCGTGCAGAGTGTTGCGGCGTGCTGGAGGTCGGCTGGTGCGGTTGCGTACCCATGCGTGTACGTGACTTGAACCTGCTGCCTGCCCTGCGGGAAGTAGTACCCAAGCGGCGACAAGCGAACAATGCCGGGTCGGCTGTCCACGTACCACTGGGTTGTCTCAAGGGTAGAACCACTGGCAACAACAGCAGCGACACCAACGACAGGGAAGTTCCTGAGACGAAGCTCGCTCGTCCCGGGTGCTTCGATGTCGTAAGTCTCGGTCACGGTGGTGGCTGTCAGACCAGCCATTCCACAGTACGAAATGACCATCTGCTCGCCAACATCAACAAGTTCATCAAGCAGTGCATCATGCACCGTGACGCTTGCCGGGATGCCTAGAACTCGCTTGCAGCGAGCAGTGCTGGTCAGTGTCGCCAAGTCACACCTCGTTCGCGCGTGGGCCGCGCTTATAGCGGTAGCCCATGTTCCCGTGCTGTGCAGCCTGCTTGCGCTGACGAGGCGTAAGATTGCACTCTGCCAATCCACGCTCTTCAAGCAAGCGAATGGTGGTGCGCCACTCACCATCGCTGATGCCGCTTGCCTGCATCAGCTGTCGCTTGTCTTGCCACTCGTCGGTAAGCGCGCTGAAGATTGCACGCTGGCTCGGCGTGCTGATGCGCGGCTTCGCGTCCTCAAGTGCCTGCTGCCACCGCTCGGTGCAATCGAGCCAACCAGTGCGCACCGCGCGCTGGTACGCAGTTTCGCCCTGCAGAAACAGCGTGTGCGCCACCTCGCCATCAAGCTCGATGGCACGGCTGTCGGTGGCTTCGTCGTACACCGAAAACGCGATGGGCTGGCTATCGCTGTCCTCTGCGCTACGGTCGTAACGGCGAACGACATAGCGGTAGGTGCCCTGCGTCGGCGGTGCGTCAATGATGGCACTCATCTTTTGGCCTCCGCGCAGGACTGTATCACGGGTGCATGGTAACTGCGCACCTAGAGCGCGCAGCTGCGCACCACCTCAAAATGAAACTCCCGCCCCAGCTTTCGCTAAGGCGGGAGTTCTTGCGTGCCCAGCGGCTACGCGACCAACAATCAGTTGGAGGCGATGCCACCGAGGATGGACGCGCCCTTCGTATTGGCGAGAACCACCGCGCCGTCCCAGTAGATGTCGAACTGGTCGAACTGGCTGTCAGTCGTGGCCAGCGGCATCATCGTCATGGGGGTCAGCTCCTCAAGGTACGCGAACCGCTTGTTCACGACCACAAGAGCGGTCGTGGGGTTCGTGACCTCGCCACCGAGCTTGGTGACAGCGGTGCCCGACCAACCGAGGTCGTCGCGCATACCCGTGGACACCACGAGCGGGATGCCGTCGTAGGTGCGCACGCGGAAGCCCGCCGCAATCTCAACCTCGTTGATGAACTGCTGCTGCGCCTGCAGAGCCGCGTTGAGCTTGCGGATGCCCTTGAACGAGCCGTAGATCACGAGGTCGGAGCGGTTGCCCGCGCCGCGCACCGTGTCGATGGCCTCGTCAAGCTTCGCAAGCGTCAGCGCGGAGCCAGCACCAGCGGAGGTCTGCGCGACCACCTGCCCGCTGACCGCGTTGATGAGCGTGAGAAGTCCGTTCATCATGTTGGCATCGCCGCTCGCGCCGCTGTCACCAACGAAAATCGCGCTCTCGAGCGACTCGTTGAAGTCGTCGGCCTTCTGCATCATCTCCTCAGCGAGGATGTCGATGTAGGAGCGGCCACGGGCGCGCATCTTGCGGGTGACCTTGCCGCGCGTCGCGAGCGTCGCGTAGCTGAAGGTCGCCTGCGCGTAGGTGCCCGTCGACTCAACGAGAGCGTCGGTGTCGGCAACCCACACATCACCAACCGCCATCGCGGAGGTGGTGCGACGGTTGATGATGGCCGCCGAGCCGGAACCCGGCTTGCGGTCCATCGTACCGAGCGCGCCAAACTCACGAATGGAGAGCTGCTGGATGATGCGGTTGGTGAAGTTCTGCACGAGCACGCTGCCCGCGCCCGCCACGTTGATGGAGCGGGTGAAGGCTTCGCGCTTGGACGGGTCGAGGCCCGCCCACACAGTCGGGGTCGTGGACATAGGTTTCAGCCCTCCATGCTGTCGGTGATGATGCCGTCCGCGTAGGCAGCGGCGAGGAGACTACGAAGGTCAGCCTCAAGCTGCGCACGGGTCTGCACCGTGGTCGCATCACGACGCTCGGCCTGCGAGCGGGCGATGTTCACGAGGGCAGAACCACCACCGAGCGTGCGCTCGACGGAACGGATGAGCGCACCGTGGCCACCGACGTCGGTGTGACGGTGAGCGTGCGGGCTGTGCGCCACACCCTGCCGCGAGGCAGCGGCGAGAGCGCGGGTCAGCTGCGCGTCCTTCGCCTCAAGCTGCGCACGAAGCTGCGCAGCCTCGTCGGCAACCGGAGCCGTGTGGGTCGTGGCGGTCGGGGCGACTCGCTCCACCAGCTTGGACAGGACACCATTCAGCTCGCCGATGGCGCGCTCAAGGTTGTCCAGCCGCTTGGTGTCGGTCGCCGTGCTGTGGTTGTCAGTCATGGCGTTGTCCTCGCTGGGGGTTTGCGACAGTGCTGCGCTTTCCACGGCGTCCGACTGGCTGTTGGCAGTAGAACCCTGCGCAACAGTGTTGTCAAGCACCGTATCACCCGAGCGCAGCAGCTCGGGCGGTTCCTTGTCAAATCGCTGGTACAGCGCAGTGATGCGCTCGTAGACCTTGGGACGGTCAGCATCGGGGAGGTCAACACCGCCACGCGCACCATTCAGAGCACCCATCGCCGCAGCGACGCCGCGGAACACGATGTGAAGCTCACCGTTGACAATCTTCGCAAAGGGCAGCTTGTAGCTCGCACGACGCTCGGGGTTCTCGGTATCAACCCACAGGTGCGCCATTGCGTAGCGTTCCCAATCGGCAGGGTCACCAAGCACTTCGTTTGCAGCGTCAGTGTCCCAGCCCCAAGCGGTATCTTCGGGAGCAAGCGGAAGGTCAGTGTTGCCACTCACCGCACGCTCTGCGCTCTCCGCGTCGGCCTCTTCCTGTGTCGCGGGAGAACTGCCGTGGTTGCCGCCTGCCATGATGTGATCGATGGTGCCTTCCATGAAGGCATCGCACACGTACTCGTGGCCAGCAGCAAAGTTGAACTTGCTGCACCAACCGTCGCGCGTGTAGTGCTCGCAGCGGTTGCACACCTCGGTCTGCACGTTGGAGAGCCGATAGTTCGGCGCATCCATGAACGTGCCACGCTCTCCCTTCTCTGCCGCATCACGTTCGCCGCCAAGCATATCGGTGTAGGGCATGGCATCACCGCTCTCGGTGCCTTCGGCTTCGGCCTCTTCAGCCTCAACCTCAGTTTCGTTCTTGTGCTGGCAAACGCTGATGTTCACGTTGACATTCATACCGCGCGTGTCCATGCCCTGCACCGCTCCACCAAGGTACGCAGGCCCACCCTCAGAGCGTGCGGCAGCGATTGCAACGCCAGTGCTACGAGCAAGCCCGGCAATCCAGCTGTCGGGGTTGCTGGGGCGGCGCGTCACAGCAAGGTGGTCAAGTTCAACAGCCTTGATGTAGATGCGCTCAACTTCATCGCGGTCGTTGGTTTCAACCTCGGCGTCGGTAAACCACCCACCGATGGACATACCCACCACCTGCCCACGCTTGACCGCCTGCATGAGCTGCTGGCTGCGCGCGTGCTCGGGGTAAAGCTCAACACGAACAGCGAGACGGTAGCCTTCGGCCTGCGAGCCAGTGGCACCGTCACGAATGATGGTGCCCTGCTCAACTCGGGCATCCACAGTGCGGCCCATCACCTGTTCCCACTCGTCATCGTAGTGGCTCGGCACGTAGGGCACGCCAGCTGCCATCTGACGGGCCATGCTGTCCAACGCTTCGCGGGTCATTTCAGTACCGTGCCAATCCATGCTGGTGCTACTCGCGTAGCCCTCAAGCAGCACGGGGCCACCCGCCGCCGCTACCGCATCCGGTGCCATATCGCGCGTTGCCGCGCCCGTAGCGGCCTTGGGAGCGTCCCGCACCACCTGCAGGCCACCTCCAAGCAACCCCTGCATAGGCAGGCGGCACCGGGCAGTCCACACACGGCGTCCGTCGCGGGTTCCTGCGGGCTGCAGGTCGAGCTGATGGTTGTCGTTTCCGACGGGAACAGTCACGCGCATGGCATCCTCCGGTACGTGAGCAGCGCATTGCAGCGTCTGCTTGCGTTTCTACCACCGTGTTGGTTGTTCATCAACCTTCCCCATCGCGCGAGGCCAGCGACAGCGAAATAGCTGACCCACCATCGACTTCATCGCGTGTCCAAAACACGAGAACACAGCGGCAGTTACCCCGGCACAGGGTGTCGCTACCGGGCCTCCTCTGCAGGTCACCCAAACGCACAAAACCCTGCGCACCCTCCTGTTCGCAAGTCGGGCAGCTATTCCCGCCAGCAGAAACCCATTCCACCATCCACTCAACTGGCCTTTCGTTGACGATGGTGACCGTCTTGTCGAGTGCTTCCGTAAGCTGAGTGTAGGACAGGGCAATAATCGCACCAGTCCAGTTCACGATGCGAGCACCCTGTGCGTCGAAGGTTTCAGACACGACGCGCACAACATCTTCCGCATCTTCGCCAGCATCAACGTCGTCAATGCGGCTTCTCTGAACAACGCTTGCCCTGTTCAGAGTTTCACGAACGCGCACACGCAAGCCACCGACCAAACCGGACGGCTGCATGAGCCACCCCATTGCGTCTTGCCAGTAAAGACGACCAGCGGTCTTTGAGTCGTCCTCAATCCCTCCCATCACCATGCGCTCAGCGGCGTTGTGGCCAAGCTTCGCCGCCCGCATGTAGAACTGCTCGCTATTCGCAGACCAAGCTGCACCAAGCTTGTCCAGCTCTTCCTCGATGTCCCTCTGAGCGCGGCCTGCTTCAGCGATGTCGATTGTTGGCTTGCCCTTGTACGCTGAAGCCACGATTGCCTGCACAGCAACGCTGGTTCGCCCATACAGCTCAGTCGCAACAAGCTGGTACTCGGCAACGAGTTCAGCAAGGTGCTTGAGGTTGATGGTTCGCAAGCCAGCAAACCGACCAGCAGGCTGCCAATCGCTCGGAAGCCACTCGCCAGTGGATGCCATGCTGCTTACGGCACGGTGGTGAGAATGACCGCAGGCACCATGCGCGCACATCGCGCGGTTGCCCTCAGTGTCGCCATCTTCATCGCCTGCCGTGCTGTACGGGTGCCCCTCGGGCAGCAGGTCGGTGTCGTGCGGTGCCTTGCCGCGCGGCTCGCCCGTGCGGAGCAGGAACAGGAAGCTCTCCACCCGCGCGAACGCCCACTGCTCGGGGCTGCTGACGGTCGGGCGTACACTCTCGGGATTGGTGTTGTACGCACCAACGCCACGCTTCCACACCTGTGCAAGCACTTCGGCAGTGGTGCTTCGGTCGGGGTCGTTGTCTACTTCGGCGTTGTGCTCACGCGCCTTCTTCCTAAGCGTGTCTTGCACGCCATCTTCAAGCTCCGCTAGAGCAGCGCGAGCCGCATTGCGCTTCGCATCAACCTTCGCCTTGGCCTCGTCAATGAGGTCTTTCATGTACCGCTCGCCACGGTCACCGATTGCAAGCCACTTGACCTGCGCAATCACACCCGCAAGCCTGTAGTCACCACGGTGCCTCGCGACCCAAGCCTCGCGTAGCCGAATAGCTCCCTCTTCGGTGCCATCCTTGGGTGCCATGCTGCCACCACGACGCACAATCGGAGCAAGCTTGGCATACTGGCTGTTGCCCCTCACGTTTCCACCCTTGCGCCAGATGCTCGGGTAGTCGGTGCGAAGCTTCTCAGCGTAGCGAAGGTCGAACAACTCCCACTGGCTGTTGCGAAGGCTGACAGACTTGTTGTCGCCAGCAGCCGGAAAGTTCGTTGGGTCTTTGTCGCCGACAGCCTTGCGAAGCGGGCTAATGTCATCGGGGTCGCCGGGGGCAGCGGTTTCGTTCCCGGTGTCCGATGCGTAGCTGTTTGCGGGTGCAAGACCGTTCACAAGCTGGTCGAGTGGCAGCGGCCCCATGTTCGTGTCAACGAGAGGGACATCGCCACCAGCAACAGGCAACAGCCCCATCTGCGCGCGAACTTCGTTCGCCGTGAGAATGCCACGCTTCACAAGCAAGTCGTTGGCCTGCGCCTGCTGAAGCTTCTGCTGCGGCGTGAGCGGCTTAGCCCGGTCAAACCCAAACAGAACCTTGCCGCGTGCCTCCGGTGGCAGAAGCTTCGGCAAGACCTGCGCGTTGATGCGAGCCTGCAGTAGCTCAAGAATGGGGCCGATAAGGTGGCTGCTTGCAACGTCGACCTGCACATGCGCAGTGGCTCGGCTGATGTTCTCAGATTCACCAAGCTCAACTGGCATGACGCCAAACACTCGCCAGATAGTGCGACGAAGTTCGGTGACCACTTCAAGAAGCTGTACGTCCTTGAGCGGACGTCGCATTTCAACCCACTTGGCGTCGATACCACCCGGCTGAGGGCTGGTAATCACGCGAAGCTTGTGGTCTTTGCCGCGCATTGCCTGCAAGTCTGCGCGTGCGCGCTCAGCAGCCGTTCCGGCCACGCCAGCGAGCACCAGTAGACCGGGCGGGATTTCGTCAGCGTCCATCGCGACCATCGTGTGCTCAGCAGAGAGCAGTACGGTCACACACTCATTCACAAGCGTGTCGAGGAGGCTTACACCGAGGTTCGCGCGGTTGTTTCGGAACAGCGACAGGTAGCAAAGACGCTCGGGAGGCATCTCAACAATGATGTCGGGCTGCCCGGTTGGCACACCAGTTTCGCTCTCTTGCTCGTAGCGGAGTAGCTGGCCCTTAGCGTCGGTCACAGGGAACCAGCTGCTTCCGAGCCACGGCACAAGCTCAAGCAGCTTGCCACGCTGCTCGTTCAGCTCCATCACGCCAGCGTCGTACACAAGCAGGTCTGTGACGACGCGGGTCATAATCTCCTGCCAAGTCTCACCGTTCTTGCTCGGCACCTGCAGCCAGTCGCGCACGGACACAGCGTGCTGCATCATGCGGTGGTACTCGTCAGAGTTTCGCGGGTCGGTCACTGGCTTCACGTACCAGTCCCATGTGGCCACTCGACGCACAATGCTGTCCACGCACGCGCGGACATCGGGCGTCTGCCGATACAAGTCCCAACACTGGATGGGCATGAGGTTTCGCCATCGCGTGTAGAACGAGTAGTGACCGGGGCCACCGCTGTTGCTCGCATCGTAGGGCGGGCCGTCTAGTGCCTGCGCGTAGCCCAGCCGCTCGCGCGCGCTCGGGCGAGGCTGCTGACCATTCACAAGCCAACCACCTGCAGCGGGAGCTGCCTGCGTGCGTCCAATCTGCACGACGCCCATCGGCATGAGCTTCACTTCGGCCATCACTTCCTCCCGCTTTCGCCAGCGTACACTAACGCTCAACAAGCCTATAGGCCGGATTGACGATGTAGTAGCTGCGAGAGCAGCATCTTAGGCAAACGTCACCCGTGGTACTGCCCCTGCATGGACAACAGGTCGAGTGCGACACGGCTGTATGCATCGCTGAACCGATAGTGGTCGTCTAGGTTGCCCTCGCTCCACACGTATCGTGTCCCGCTTTCGTTCAGAACGCGCTTGGGTGCCTGCATTTGGTCAGACCATCCCTGCACACGCCATACGTCTTCGGGCCATGTGCGCCTTGCTGGGAACACACGGCAGTCCTCCATCGTGGCGTCAAGCAGCTGCGTGCGGTCAACCGTGACAAGCTTCCGTTCGTAGTCGTGACGGATGCCGTAGTCCTGTGCCCCGATACGGTCGGTGCTGTGGAACTGGCATAGCCAAACATCGCAGACGCCAGTTTCAGCGCACCTGTCGCGAAGCTGCTGTGCTGCCCGTGTTTCGGGGCGTGCGTCAACAACAGCCGTATTGACCTTGTACCGAACAAGAAGGTCGTACAGCTGGTCAAACGTAGACACTTCGCCCGTCCATCGACCAACACGCACGGCCCGTTCATCGTCTTGCCTGTGCTGAACAACGCAGATGTCTACGTTCAGAGCGCGGCTACCAACGTCGATGCCAGCGACCACCTGCTCCTTGGCAAGCTTGGCATCGCCGCCTTCGTCCATTGGGTCAGCGCACGCAGCACGCTGCAGCATGTCAAGCGTAACGGCACTGCCTTCGGGGGCGTATGGTAGCCCGAGCACGCTGGCGTAGAAAGCTACCAGCTTCGCTCCGCTGCCCTGCGCCTCGACCCACTCTCGCCATAGCGGTCGCAAGTCTTGCGAAAGGACATCAAGACGGCTGATGTGGTAGCCACGCCGATGCTTGTCCGGACGCTCTGCGACCCATTGCCCACCTTCCGGTACACGGTCAAACGGGTTGCCGCACTTGCGGCATACCGGGCGAAGCAAACCATCCTCGCTACGGTTCTTGTCGCGCAGCTCCCAACGCCCCGCGTCGTTGCGGGTCACTACGTTTACGAGCCAGTCAAGCGGCTGTCGCTCCCCACAGTGCCCGCATCGGTGGTGCCACTTTCGGCCATCACTCACATCGTACAATCCAGCCACGCCCTCACGGGGCAAGGTCGGGTTTCCGATGCGAAACAGCTGCGGGTGTTGGCTTGCACGCAGTCGGTCACGCGCGAACGCTAGGTTCTCCTGCACGCAACGGTCATACTCGTCCACCACCAGCGTATCCGCGCTGAACTCGATGAAGTCGTTGACTGTGTTGCTCCCGAGAAACAGCAGCGCACCCTGTCCGAACCTCTTGTGCCGCACGCTGCCGAGGTCGCCGTGCGCGAGCTTGGCGGTGTAGGCGGGAACCTGCTCCAACAGCGGGTGAATACGCCGCTGCACAAAACGGTCGCGCAGCTGGAAGCTTGGCAGAACATAGGCGCAGATGCGGCCACCCCAACCCGCGCGTTCAAGCGCAAGCTGAACTAGCAGCTCGCTCCACCCGACCTGCACGCACTTCATTGCGTCGAAACCCTCAATCTTGGGGGCATCGCAGTAAAGCTCGATAAGGTATGGCTTGTCCTTGAACGCCAGCGGCTCTCCGCGCGTTGTCCTGTGATGCCGCATGGCAATGCCGAGCAGCGGGTACTCAGAGGAAAGCGTGTCCACGACCCTAGTGGTCGGAGACTCCATTTCGGTAAGCCTGTCTCGCGCCACTAGAGCACCCTCTTTCCTCGGTTTGCGGCCAGCGCGGGCAACACGGGGCGTGTTGGCATCCCCGGATGGCACGGCCGAATGTTGCATGTGATGAACTCACGCTTCTGCCCGCTGTAGGTTCGTCCACGGCGTCCAGTGTCGCGTGCCCAAGTCAGTTCTTGTGCGTACCAGCCACTCGCCACAAGCTCGTGGATAGGCTCTGCTTCAGCGATGGCAACGGTGTTTCCGTTGCTGGCCCACGCTGTCGCGAGGCCAACCACATCGGCACGGGACAGCTGGTGCTCGTACCCTGCGGTTCCGACATACGGTGGGTCGATATAAACAACCGCACCTGTCCGAATCGGAACCTCGCGTGCGTCTCGGTAAATGCGAGCGTCAACCGCATCGTGCCCAGTGCGGAACCGCCGCACCAGCCCCGGCAGGGTAACGCCCACGGTGCCTAGCTGGCTTGCGCCGGGGCCGCGATACATGGTGCCCCATAGGCTCCACCCCTCCAGCAACACTTGCCGCGCCACAGCGCGCGGCGTGGCCGTTGCAGCGGGTGTTTCCGCGCGTAGCGCGCCCCACAGGGCGCGTGGAGGCTCGCTCAGCCAGCTCTCAAGCACATCAGCCACACCAAGCCAAAGATTTTGGTCGGTGTAGCTATGGAGCAGCATCCTCGCGCCATCGTCGGGTTCTGCCCAAACGTACTGACGCGCTCGCTGCCCCGGCGACAAGCCAAGCACACGCAGGGTGGCATCAGCGTAGTTCTGTTTGCCACCCTGCCTGCTGATTGGCGGCTTGCGCTCTGCATCGTGTAGGCGAAGGCTGACAGCAGAGGTTCCAGCGCAAAGCTCAATGAAGGTGCTTGCTTCTTTCATTCTGAGCCATCAGCCGGAACAAGCCGTAGACCATACTCGTTGGAGCACAACGGAACCTGCACACCCTGCCGAAGCACAAGCCTGTTTCGTGCGAAAGGTCTGTAGTCTACGTGGTGGTGCCACCTGTTGAACTTCCACACAACAGACACAACATCGGGATGCTGTTCTTGAAGAGACTGAGCGAACTCAAGCCTGTTGTTGGTTTTCTTGTAGAGTTCGTCTGTGTTTCCACCCTTCATGTTCATGGTTGTGATTTTGTCACCAACAAAAGCATTCACAAGAAGCGTGCATTTCCCCTGCTTGAGAAAGCGAAGCGAAAGGTCTGTGTCCTCGTTGTACCTTCCGCGCCACCGCAGCGTTTCGGCGTTGCTGAGCAAAATCATCGAGTAGACGCGGGTGTTCAGATACACAGGTGGAGCGGCAGCGCGTTGCGGGAGGAACTTCTGATACTGAAGCCCCGCCATCGGGACGTTCTCATACCTGTCAACAAGGTCTTCAACGACACGAAGAAACGTTCCATCGCCTACCGGGTAGATGGTGTTCTTGTAGACACGGCGAAAGATTTGAATGTTGTCATCGAAAATCCAGTGACGCTCTGCTCCGCTAGCCGTGGCGTGCTCCCAAACCCAGTTTCGCGCCGGGATGCCCCCCAACCCGAGGTTTGAGAACGGAAGCGTCAACACTTGGCCACCGCGCACTACAGAGCGGTACGCTTCCTCCTCCTGTGGCTCAACCACAATAGAGTATGGAACGCCAAGCTTATCGAACACCTTGGCTGTCGTGCCCGTAAGGTGTCTCCCCTTGCTGATGATGTAGACCGGGTATCGAGGGTTCACTTGTCTGACTTCCAGACCAGCGTTGTCCAGTTCATCGGCTCGATGGGTGGATACCAAAACGAGTGGCTGTTCAGACCTCCCGACGCGCGAAGCCCATCAGCTCCAATCAGCTTCTTGAAGTGGTTGTAGGCTTCCTCAGTGGCAAAATGAACGTGAACTGTTCGCCAAGGAGTAAGGTCGCGCTGCGCCATCGCAGGCATCCCCTGCCAAACACCCTCTTCGGCACTGGGTGCCTGCAATACTGTCGACTTGGCTCTCTTCAAGACAGTCTTTGCTTTCACTTGGGCCTCACTTCTTGCTTTTCGGCCCGAACGCCGCGCGTTCCACCTGCGGCGGGTTGCTGACCAGCGACCACACACTGTAACGGTGCCCGTCGCCGCCCTCGTACACGCGCACGCGCACGCCCACGCCGTGCAGCACTGCGCGCCCGACCACACTCGCGTTCGCAACGTCAAGCAGGTGCTCCAACGTGCGGCGGTCGAGGTACATGCGGACGTCTTGGCCTGCAAGCGGGCCACCTACGACGCTTTCGCCAACCAGCCTGTCTTGCAGGCCGGGTGGAGCTACACCGGGGCCGTGCTCCACGATGGCACCGGGCGGCATTGCGATTCTGCTCATTGAGCCTTCTCCGACGGAACGTCAATCACCTGTGCTCGCGGCACCGCCTGTAGAATGGTGGCAAGCTCTGTCACTTCGTCCTGCATCGCTGTCAGTAGAGCTGGGCCACCGCGCTTTCTTGCCTCGGCAAGCCGTGCGCTCTCCTGTACGACCTCATGCGTGTGCGTGTGCTGCACCTGCACCTGCCCCGCCACCGCCACCTGCTCGGTAGGAAGCCCGGTCAGTAGAGCACGGGCCTTGATTAGCTGCGGAATGTCGCTGACCTGCACGCGGAGTTCGCCAGACTGCACCTTCTTTGCAATCAAGCCAAGCGTTGCGTCAATCAGTAGCACCTGCCTGCGAACGTCCTCGTCACGCAGGTGGTTGGCAAGCACCTTGCGGCGAAGCTTGCGCACGTACTCCTGTGGGTCTAGCTGGCCAAGCTCAGCGTCCGACAGCGGAGTAGCGAAAGGCGACTGCACGGCAGTTTCGGGAGGCTTGCGCTTAGGCTCAATAGCAGGTGCGGCCTCTACCTCTGCCTCACTAGGCTCTTCGTTCGGCACCGCCGCAGGCGTGCGCACGGTCGGGTCAACACCCTGCGTGCCGTGGCCCTGCCGCTCTGCGCTCACTTGGTGCCTTACGCTTGCGAAACCAGCACGGTCGAGGACGACATCCATCGCAAGCTGGAGGGCCGCGACCTTCGCGCTACCCGGCTGCAAGTCCATCAGCGCACGGTAGCCGCGAAGCGCGTGCCACTCCGCGTCGGGCACCTGCACTAGCCGCCTGTCCCATGCGTACTTGCTCGCCCACATACGCACGTTGGCATCGCCGCAGTTCAGTGCGGAGCCAATCAGACGCTTGCTTCTCTCGCTTGGCTCCGAGAGGCACCACAGCAAAAAAGCGGCGTATGCGCGGTCGTTTTCGCTCTCACGCGGGCGAAGAGGCTCGGGCAGACCGTTCAGCTCTTCACGCTCGCTAGCGACCTTCGGTGCGGACGGAACCTTTGGCGTTCGTGGCATGACCATACGGTATCACGAAGCTGCGCATGGTGGGTGCGCAGCTGCGCACCACACCAAAAGACCACGACCACGCCTTCATTCTAAGCGTTTTCGCCTAAAGAGATGTCGGCTCAACGCTTGCCTGCCGCATCACCTGCACGGCAATCTGCAAGGCTGCGAGCAGTTGCCCCTGTTCATCGTCACCATGCACCACTAGCTCAAAGCTACGAGGCTCAAACTGATGCACGGTTCCATCGTGCTCTTCAGCAACAAGCGACCAGCAACTTCCAGCCTCGTCGGTAAGACGAACGCGCGTAAACGCACCGTGCCCAGCATCGCCACCGCACGGTGGCGTGCTGGTCACTTGCACACGCACGACAGTGATGCTTGAAAGCTCGATGTCTGCTGTCTGAACCCGGCCTGCAAGCGCGTCACGCGAGGCGCGAAGCTCATGAACAAGCTCGCGTAGCAGGTTCGCCTCGTCGGAGGCACCCTCTCGCTCGCGGAGCAGAGCAAGAAGGATGGCCCTGTCATCAACCGAGATGGTGTTGGTCATGCCGCACCGCGCAGCGCAGCGTCACGCACTGCCTCGGGCACGCCACGCAGGCCCGTCGCATCGCGCCATGCCAGCACGGCCAGCAGACGCCCGCCCTGCTCGTCACGGGCAACGCCTAGCACCTCGGCACGGCCAGCAGGCTGCACTAGCCGCCACCACACGCGCCCGTCGCGCTGCTCTACGTGCGCAACGCACCCGTCATTCAGCTCTAGCCGCCACAGCGGTACAACGTGACCAAGCACTAGGCACCTCCGATGTGTTCACACTGTTCGATACGCTCTGCGACCCGCTGCAACAGGCGTGAGCCTTCTGCGTCACCATTCACATGCAGCTGAAACTGAACCACAACATCGAGCCATAGCAAAACGCTACGCCTCTCCTCTTCGCGCCCCTGCTGAAGAGCAGCCTGTAGCGCAGCGGTATCAGCGGTCGATGCTGTCATCGCCAATCTCCTGCAGGCCGCGCAGGCACACCGCCGCGACAGACAACGCCTCTTCACGGCTCTCGAAAATCACGGGCCAGCGAGGAAGCTCGTTGGTCAGCATCGTCACGGTGCCGCGCTTCGGGTCGGGCATGTCGCACACCCACAGCACCAGCATTTCGTTGCCAGCGCGAACAAGCGCAGCCGCGTTGTAGCCGCACTGGTACGGCACCACGAGCACCGTACCCGGCATGAGGCACGGGTCGAGTTCATCGCTGTCCACCGTCAGCATCGCGTGTGCGTTCTCGGGTGGGTTTGGGTTCTGAGTTTCGCTCATTGCTTCTCCCTTCGCGCTACTCGCGCGACATCAAGGCCCGACAGCGGGCGCAGGTCACTTCAGTGCGTTCATACGTACACGAGCCAATCTGATTGGAAAGCTGTTCTGCACGCTCGCCACTACAGCACGCCGGGTAGTGCGGGAGCCTCACGTTGACTGCGCCACGCGCGTCTACCCACTTCAGCCCGCCACACCAATGAACCTTCCATCCCGGCTTGCTGGTCACGGCTTTCTCCAGCCGGGGCAACCTTGGTCGGTTCCCCCGCGCATTAGGTGCTCGCCAACCTTGCGTGGCGTGTCGTCGTGCGCTCTCAGTAGAGCCTCACAGTAAGGCCCGTCAGCCCACTTACACGCGCACAGACCGCTCCATGTTTCCTTAGCGGGCTGCTGCCGTAGCGTAGCGTGTGCGGCTGCACGCATTGGTATAGGCGCGCGGGCTGGCGGGCGCACAGGCACCGTGGGGGCTGGCTGCGTGGCTACGGGCGGGGGCATTGCGCGCATTGCGCGTTCGGGCATTGCGTGCATTGCGCAGTCATTGCGCGCATCCGGCACCGGGGCAGGCTCTTTGGCCTGTTGGCCGACGTTGGCCACCTCAAGCCTGCGCTGCTGCAACACGGCGAACAACGGCATTAGCTCTGCTTGTTGCTCTGACTTTCTAGGCATCACGCACCTCTTCACGCGCATGTGCGCGCCTTGTTGCGAGCCTCTGCCGCTGTGCCCTCTCGGAGTCCCCACGCCACTGAACCAACACACCAGCACGACGCGCCCAACGCCTTACGCTTGAGCACATGCTGGAAATGCTGCCTTCCCACTCGACGGCTACAGCAACTTCGGCCCAAGTCTTTCCGGCGATGTGCAGCGTGTACGCTCTGCTGCACTGCTTGCTTCTGCTGTACGGAACGCGCACCCGTGTCTCTTGTGCTATCAAGCCAAGACGACGCCACGCCGACCTTAGTGCGCCCTCTGAAACACCGACCTCCTTGGCCAAGGCTGATGTCGGCGTGCCAGTCTTGCGCCGGGCAAAGAGTGCTTGTAGCTCTTTGGTTTTCCATTCCCGCGTCATGGCCAGCGACCAAGCCTCCGCAAAAGAGTAGCTACAACGTCAAGAACTCTGTCCTTCATGCGTCTGCCTCGTCGCAACCGCAGTATGCCTCTAGTGCTTCAAGTAGCGCGGTGACCTCTTCCGCACGGCCAGCGTGCTCCATTGGGGTCACAAGTACGTACTCGTTGACCAATCGGAGCAGTGCGCGCACATGCGCGTCAACCTCGTCTGACTCGTCCTCAAGCATCTGCGCGCGCATGGTCGCAATCTGTAGTTCTGTTGCTTGGTCTTTCAGCAGCAGGCTCATCTGCCGAACGTGCTCGCGTGCCTCTTCGCGCTCTGCCACAACCCGTTGCGCGAACACCGACCACGTTCCTTCGCCAACAGCACCCGGCGAACTCTCCGTAGGCGGCAACGCATTCTCCAACCGTGACACTTCCGTGTTCAAGCGAGAAATCTCGTTTACTAGGTGCGTCACCACACGGTCGTCTTTGGCGTAGGTGCGCCACGTAGGCGGCTCATGCGATGGCACATCGTTCCACTGGCTGCCACAGCCGCACACGCCGCTCCACTTCGGGATGCCGCTGCCCGTGCATCCGGTCTGCTCCCACACGAAGGAACCGCCGCACACGCTGCACGGCACTTGCTCGTCAAGATGCAGAGACATTGGCCGACCTCTCGACAATCAGCCACTTGCGCTTTCCGCTCTCGTCTTTGCCGCCCTCGACGTAGCAGGTGCCGCTATTGCTGAACACACAGCAATACACGCGCCTCCACCTGTTGTTTAGCCGCACTACGTACTCGGTCGGGATGCGCCGACCGTACCCACTCGCAGTGAACTGCTTGTTCTGCAGGTGCCACCACAGTGGGCGAACGTCTGCCGGAACTTCGTTGTTGTCGACTAGCATGGTCACAGCTCCTCCCAAGCGTTTACGAGTGCTTCCTGTTGCGTTGGCGCGGCCTTGAAAAGCTTGCCAGTGTCGAAGATTGCCCCTGTGGAGACAGCCCAATATGTTGGGTTTTCACGCAGCAGCAGAAGGTGGGCGGTTGGCAGACCCGCAACCTCGCGGAACAGCTCCATCATGCACCCCATTGCAGCGGCATCGCGGAGGTCGGGTACGTCGGTTTTGTGCCAACGGAACAGCAAGTCCGGTGTCCACGTTCGGCCATCCGTGTCGCGCATCCCGCTCACTGGCTTGAAGCCCTTGCAAGCAGTCAGCCGCTTGCCGATTGCGTCTGCTTCTTCGTCTGTCACTTGGCCTCCTCAAGAATGTGGCAACCACGTTCGATTCGGTCTGCGTGGAACAACAGCAACCCACGACCAACCGGGGAGAGCGACGGAACTCCGCGCTCGATGGGGTGCGGGGCGTTTGCGGCTGCCCGCAACGCCGAAACGATGGATGCGCGTTCCTCTGCATTGCCTTTTGCGCGACCGCGCTCAAAGGCGGCACACAGCTCTAGGCCGCTTGCGTATCCACTCACTTTGCCACCTCGCGGTGTACGCCAAGTTCAATCTCTGACGCGGCAGAATGGCAAGACTGTGTGTCCCAGTGCTCGCGAAGGAACACAAGCACAGCCTCACGCTCGCCGTGCAACTCGTCTATGAACTGCGCCGTGCGCAGGTTGAGTGTGCAGAACCACCCGTGCGGGCACACGGTGCCCGGCTCTACCCGGCACACCTCAACCGTGGCGCACTCAAGGTCTTCACGCGAGAACACTGGGGTCGGAACTACCGTGTGCCGAAAGATCGGCCCTGCCATGTTGGGTGGAACCGTATACGCTTGCACCCCGCGATTTTCGGGATGCACTACGTACAAAACCTGCATTGTCATGGAATCACCTCGATGTGGTCGGGCTTGATCCACGTTGAGACATGGAAGCCGTTGGTGTGAAGGTCGGGGTTGGCGGGGTCGCCATCGTCCACGCGGGCGTGTCCCGCCCACGGGCCATCGGTCTTGATGGAGCGGACGGTGCCATCCAACCACTTCTCGCGGGAGTACCCGTAGAAGCGGCAGCGCGCGCCCGCTACGACGGGCGTTCCGTTCTTGTCGCTCATTTCTCCTCCTCGCGGCGGTGCTCGCCGCGCTCTATGCGCTCTGCGGTGTCGTCGTAGTGATTGCGGAGGAGCCACGCCACAACAGCGGCGCACGCCCGACGCTCGCCTTCCGCGATGCCCTGCTCGTAGGTCTGCCCCACGGACGGTGGCGCGGGGATGCAGCGCGGCCCGTAGTTCTCGCCGGGGGCGTTGCCGTAGCGTTCGTTCGCTTCTCGCCAACACCGCTGGCTCGTCGTGCAGCGCGGGTCGATGCAGTAGGTGACGCTCA